GTTAAGATGTACTTGAGCCCATTCGGGGATATACGGGTTTGCCCGTATTGCTCTGCTGCTCAAGTTGGATATGCATAAGTTTTGACTTACCTATCGTACTGTTAAAGTGGTCCCTTTCAGGTTCCAACCTTAGGAAGATAGAATTAAGTTTAAAATTAACATTCCTTCGATCCCAATATGTATTTCGTTCCCTAGAATAAAGACTCAACAGGATTCTCATGTGTTTTCACACAAATGAGAGCTACGTCATCGATAAGGTTAGTTGCACAGTGAGAAATCACTGTCGTCCGACTGGAAACTCATGACTACATTTGTATCTTAGTTCAATCAAAAAATAAATTTAAAACTACCGACCCTTAGGGGTTCATGAAGTAGTTGTGTAACAGATGGTATTACCAGACTTAGCTCAGCGCAAGGTTTTCACCTTGATGCAAGGGTCAACCCCTTAAGCGTTTCTGGTTCACTTCAAACCACAAAAATCTCCACTCTCCCAATAACAGATATTGTCAGTAGCGTACCTATGGAACGCGTCACTACATGGGCTAAATGTAATGGTACTTACGTCACCATTGCTGGCTCTCGTGTACTTCCGACCCATAGCACTTCACTGCTCCTCATTATCTTGTAAGAGAAGGTTCATAAGATTACGAATGCCTTTCGGCATTCTCCTCCTGGCCTCCTGAGACAGGAGAGGTACTATGGTGAAACTGAATTCACCTACGTTCTTTCTCCCAACCACATTACAGGTCAGGATCCTTCCATTTATATATCCATCTTACTCTTAACTCTTAGAGTTATATTATTCCACGGAAACCTTTTCTAAGGGTTCTCGCGGGTTTAACTATAGTAAGTTTTGGTTGTGTATTTCGAAGATATTGCGCCCATTTCAAATCTCGACAACGATTTAAGGTTATAACCTTTTCACTAACCCGCCATTCGGCGAGGTTGATCGTGTCAAAAGATGAAACTTCTTTTTCGGATTCAAATACAGTCTGGAATACAACATCCAAGGCTGATAAAGCTTTCTCAGCTGATTTAACTGAGGCCTTCATCACCATTATTGAACGTTGTATAGCTCCACGAGCTGCATTATAATCATACACCATTGACTCGCGGTAAAAAGAAAATACCGAGGTCCAAAGCATGGACGCGAGCCACGGAACAAGTGGTGGAATATGGGGCTGTAAAGCCACAAAATTCGCCAACTCTACTTGTCTTAATATGTCTTTTTCAAGAGCATATAGAGATAAATAGTGGTTAGGAGATTTTAAAGATCTCAACACCTGCATCGCCAATTGTTGTCCCCATTTAACTAGAGGTTTCATTTCTAGTAATGGTTCATGGAAAACATTGAACGAAGAGGAGTAACACCATTTCGAGAAGCTATCTATTTTCGAGAGATAGGTCCCTGGTCGACTTAACCATAAAAGGGTAAGCGCCATCGAGCGTGACATTTCGTTTAACGGAGCCGTCAGCCGAGAAACGGCATTATAACCATGATCTAAAAATAGTAATATGGAGGCAAGTTTAACAGAGTTTTCCTCTGCTAAAGAAACAAGGGAATTAATATCCCACCTTGCTACGAACATCTCTTTCCAAGAAATAGGAGAGACATCCGTCCCAGAGACACAAAATCTTTTTGCAAACTCAAATGAACCATTTGTGGATACAATAGATTTTGTTAGGTTAATTGGAGAACCAATCTCTTCTAAAATAAGGAGATAGTTTCCTGCGATACTAGAATTGGCGATAACTACGTCATCACCAAGTACCAGGTACAACAATGGTCCTTTGTACCCTGACCGTCTCCAAGCCATAAAAACTATTAAATGGTGGAAGAGAGCTAGCATAGACCAAGAAGAATAGGCACCCATAGGTTGACCTACAGCGTATTTCACATGAGTAACCTGCTCAAAAGCAGCCTCATGAAGAACACCTCTACTATGCACATGGGCAGTTCGAGTTTGTAGGTATGGGCTTGGGGTAGACACCCCTAGCTGTTTAACTAAGTTAAACGTTCTTTCCCGAACACGGATGGCAATGCAAACCATCGTGTCGTTAAGAACTCTATCCAAGCTTGAGCCGCTTGCTCACCGATAAAATACGAAATTAGTATTCCTTGTAAGTTCACGGGTAATCGGTCTGTCGCCGCAGTTAAGTCGAAAGAGAAGACCTCTTTGACACGTCGATCCGAGATTTCAGCTTGAAATCTTTTCACGGCTCCGCGTTGATCAAAAGTCGCATCATGTCTAATCTGACGCAACATACCGAAAATCCCATCATGGATCGGTTTAAGAATCCATTGTGAGAAGGGATCTAACATAGCAAAGACTCGCAGTTTTCCTGCAGGCTCCTGTTTATAGGCTAATTTACCTATATTCGGAGGACCAAAGTCACACTCTGATAAGAGTGCTGTAAGAGGCCCTAGACTCGCGAATAATCGCGCAAGACCAGGTGCCAACACTACATTTGCCAATTTAGCCCCATGAACCAAGAAACCTTTAAATGATTTTTCCCACCCCAGACCTGCGGCAAACCGCAGAGCCCGTAAGGTGTTCAATATCGTTAATAAGTGTCCCGACGGGAATTTCCCTTTTGCCAGTTCATTATCTGTAATCGTTGCCACCTTCGGTGACGTAGGACTAACGGATAAGATGGACCAAGCTCTAAAACTTGCTTGGTGGTACTCTAACTTATGATATTGAATAAACTCCTCAATCCCCTGTAGCATCTCCCCAATAAAGGAGTTAGACACTTGAAGACCCGGAGTTACTATTGTTTTAATAGTAGGTACACCGGCGAACTCAAGAACTCGGTATAACCCGAGAAGAGTAAGCCATAACCGGATGTGTAGAACCGAACCATCCCGGATATGTTGTCGATGAGCCTTAGGGATCATTCGCGGTAACCCGCCGGAAGTAGTTGAAACAGCAGCACCAAAAAGCTGTGACGGGTAACGTTCCCGCTGACCGGAGACAGACTGCATTAGCATAATCTGTGCGGTTTTCAAGTACTTCGCGACGAACTTAATAGATGTACGTCTGTACAAACTACTAAGAAATCTCGCGTACGCAACAAATACACGAACAAAACCTATAGTTACACCTCCTCTAAGTAGGTAAATCATGCGAATGCAATGATTTACGAGGGCTTTTCCAGCTTTTACGCTGAAAACACCAACGAAATCGGGGACCATACGTCTCGCTAACCACGGCGCCATACGTGTAAAGAAATTTACAATATGTGTCATGTTAGTTTTAAATATTAAGAGAAATGGCCCTAATTCGCCTTCAGTTTCCAAAGGGTTCATAATTGACCCAACGGGCTGCAGGTGCCTGTGCAAGGAAGGTAGGGTACCCATAGGGGCCTACTACATTACTAGATAGGATGCTGGTGCCTGAAAGGTTCCAGTAACCGCTACTCATTATCTACGTATGGGACGTCTGCGCACCCTTGCGGGGGCCACGAGTTGCATACTACGATAATACATATTAAAATGAGAATAGCAAATTACCTCAAAACCAATCAATTTTCCAACTGTTTCTTTGATTAAACAGTAACCAACATTGCCTTCTTAGCCTATAGTAAGACCTATAATCTCAAGAAGAACTTAAGATGCACCGGTGATGCCACCGAAAGCGAGACGAATCTCACCTTGTGTGACAGAGAGGACAACCTCTCG